TAATTCTTCAAGTGTAGCTACATTATGTACACCAATGCTTTGTATGAAAGCTTCTCTTGTAGGGGAGTATTCTATTATGTCAGATATTCTAAGTGATAAACACTCTGCTGTTTCAGCTGTTAGGAATAAACCAGACTGTAATATATGTCTAGTTGCTGTGTTAGAATTTGCTGCTGCAAGTTTTTGTACACCCACTAAAGCATTCTTGTCTGGCATGCTACCATCTCTAGCTTCATTCAAACCAGTTACATCTCTTATCATCTGTAGATAGTAGTTGTAGTTTTGAATTAAACTTTGCATTTTGGCTCCACCGTTACCACTAGTAATTTCTTGAATAGGTACTTTACCCGGATTCATATCACCATCAGATGTTAGTGACCTACCGATAATACTACCAGTCTGAAAGAACATGTTTAACGCTTCTTGAGGATTATAATTTGTCCCATTACCAAGATCAACTTCGGCTATACCATCAGCATCTAGATACACCCCATCAGGGATCATTCTAGACATCACCTGTTGAAGTTTAAGGTGAGTAAGCTGTATCATGTCAGCGAAACCAGTTATCCTCCCTACGAGCGATTCTATGCGTCCTCTGTACATCCTTGGTGCAACTATAGAGTAGTTCATTTTAACCTTAGTGTTATCACTTTTAGGTCGCATCATATTTGTTGCCATCTCCCACTTAAGAAGCTTCTTAGTACCTAATACTAAAACACCTTCATACAGCACCTCTACTGATCTAGATATTTTTTCAAACTTATCATCTAAAAGCTCTACTGGAGGATTAAAAGAATCATCTTTAACTATTACTTTAGCGGCACCTGTTGATGTTTCTTTTATTTTATAAACCTCATTCATGTAGGTTTTATAATTAAAGTAAAGAATATCTATTTGATTGTTGTCGTGTCTATCGTATATAGCTCTGTTGTTGGGGATTGAAGATATAGCTGGTTGACTTTCTATTTCTTCTAAATCTTCTTGAGTAAGATTGGGGAAGGATTTTTTTAATTCGTTTATTGGAATTGTCTTTATTTCGCCAGCGTAATATATATCTTCAAAATAAGGAGATTCTGTATACGAATATACTAAATTAGCAGGATCAACGTATTCTATTTTTACACCTTCCGATGTACTGAAAGTGTTTTTAACACAACCAATACCTAATACAGTTAGATCGTAATAAAACCTTTTCTTTGTTAATTCATATTTATTAGTATCAAACAAAACAGCTATAGCTTGTTCTTCGGCTATCTCTATTGCCTGCTTGTAAGTTAGCTGCATATGTAATGCCAACTCTTCTTCAGAGTCTGGTAATTTTTCTTCAGGAGTATTAGATATGTCAACACCAAACGCTTGCTTAGTGAAAGCATTTAACTCTCTAGTTCTCATGTCAGCTAATAAGCCTTCCATGTACTCTGTTCTCTTACTTATTCCGTAAGGATCTTGAGAATGTGCTTTTACATCGTAGGTTCTTTCTGCAATACCATTAACAACAATATCTACAAATTTACCTATGATGGGTATTGGCTTCCAATCTAAATTAAGATAGGACAAGTCTCCGTTTATAGAAAGCTCATCCTTATATTTTTGAACAGATTGCTCTCCTCTAGCGTATAGTCTTAATCTATGAAAATTATCAAAGTTATTTTTAAATCTATGAGATCCCCTGTCACCATAGAACCATTCTCTTTCTACGGCTTTAGCAACTTTAAGTCCATACTCAGAACTCATCTTTTCGAGATCACTGGCTACTTGACTAGGGAAATAACTTTTATTAATTGAATCAGCCATATTGTTCTTTAATTATTTTAGATGCCATACCTTTATTTTGATACTTAGCTATACTAATATTTACTTTTTGTTTTTGAAGATCTGCTCTTGGACTGTAAAGATGTCTGTTACATGCCATAATAGCTAACCCACTACTAATTGAAGCATCAAATTTAGTTCTGTTATTTATATCAAATCTAGACCAATCATTTAATGTTTTATTAAAATATATGCTACCATAATTACCATCTTGGAGTGATCCAACATGACCTTGTATATACATTTCAATAGCAGCAGCATGTGCTTGCTTTATATCTTCACTTGAGTTTGGTATACCACCTATCTCTTTTTCTGTTGTTGATAGTTTGTTCCAAATCTTATCAGGTCTATTCATTGAGTAACCTCTGTACCCCCTTCTTTTTAAATAATAAAGAAGTCTTGGTTTGTTATTCTCTGCTAGTATTGGCATACCATAAAATATCAATGACATCAATACATCTTCAAAGAAGATTTCAGCAGTCTGAGGTCTAGCTATATATTCTAGAAAAAAATGATTAGGTGGTGCATCCTCCATAGAAAACTTAGTCAATCCATGAAGTGCACCTTTAGATCCTTGACCGTCAACAGTTCCTGAAATATCATAACTATCACAACCAAAAGCACCCATGTGCTCATTACCCGGTTTCTTACCTTGAGGTGTTTGTATTACTTTGTTTTGTAAATGAGATGGTGGGATCCAACTAACACTGAACCTACCGTTTCTGTCTGGATAAAATATAACTTTAGAATCTTTTATTCCACTAACCCATTGAAAGTTACCAGTTGTTATAGCAGAGCTATTACCAACACCCTCATTGTAATCTATTTGTTCGTATATTTTTGCTAAGTTAAATATACTATTTTTTGTTTCATCTCTAAAAGCATGTTCTTCTGTTCTGGGAAATTGTCTGTAAAACTCATTCAACCCATCAGGATCTTTCTTTAATCCATCTACCTCGTTTTGCCAATGCTCTAATATACCTATATCTATGTAGTCCCCATGAGGACCTTTAGTTTCTTCTTCAGGTGTGTCAAAAACTGGTTGACCAAATCTGTCTATGAACCCTTCGTAGTTCCACTCCATTGGTATAAACAAAGAATATAAACCAGAACCAGTCTGACCATTCCTATTTCTTTTTTTTACATCTGAATCCTTGTACAGTTTCTTAAAATTTTCACCACCCTTATCTAATGAGTTAGAGGTGGATCCCATCATACATTTACCAATTATTCTACTACCTAATCTTAAGGTTGTTTTCGTGACCCTCCAGTTGTTGAGTATGTTGTTCGGTCTTTCCCACTTCCCTGATTCATCATGTACAAGGAGTTTGAGTTTCTCCCCATCGTAGGAGTTGTCTCCAGTGTTCTTCCAATCGATGGTGGTGTCCAAACCTTGTAGATCCTCTGGTTTGTCTGTGCTCGTGATACTCCGTCTGGTAAGTTTTGACGCTGGGACTCTGAACGCAATTTCTGTTTTGGGTCTGTCCATACCGTCTTGGATTGGCTTGAAGAAGAACGGGTAGTTGACGGATATGGGCACGACTTTGTCTGTAAACATCTTCTTAGCATCAGGACCGGACTTGGACAAGATGCCATACCGGGAATCACTGGATATAGTGGCGAGATTAACAACCTCTCCCGATGCCATGAAAGAGAACCCTGATCGTCTATTCTTAAGGTAACACATTCCATAACATCTGATGTCTGCCTTACAGGCTTCCCAAAAGATGTAGAATATTCTATTGGCTTCACGAAAGTCTGGTTGCCCGACATCAATCTTACTCCACTGCAAGTACATGTAATGAGTACCAGTAATATAAGTAGAGATATTGTTGCTATTAAACCATAAGCCTTCTTCTCTGTATTTAAATTCATCCTCTATATATTCTATATACTTTTCTTTAAAATCTTTAGGATAATCTTTCCAATCAAATATAGTTTTTATTTTACTTAACTCTCTTGGATAAGGTGTTACCTCCCAACTATTACTTTCAAACTTTCTTAAGTTTTCTTCTTTAGGTAAAGCTATCTTAAGATTTTGTATCTCATATATCTCACCAATCTTACCGGTTTTACTAATTACAACAACATCGTGTTCTTTGTTATAACCGTACACCCATTTCTTAGACTTATTAAGTCTTGATATTGTATTTAATTTAATTGGTTGAATAACCTTATATAAGGTTTGTTGGTACATGTTATGTGTGTGTAAAATAAGCGTATTCAGCTACGATTGTTCCAGAACTTGCTTCTAATTGAACACCAGTTGATCCACCTGTATTGTGAGGAAAATAACAAAACTCTCCTGCATTTAACTGAGCAAACATAACATCACCAGTAGTTTCTATTTTTAAATCTGTAGTAACAGCGTTACCTCCTGCATCAACACCAGTGTGTTTAATGTAAGTTATTTTTGTTGTGTCAGCAGCTGGTACTATGATGTTTTCAGCACCTGTAGTACTTACTGAAACACTAGAAACACCAGAAATAGGTGATCCAACAGATATAGAATCACTCACAGATAATGAAAGTGTATCTGATGATATGTCAGTACTTGTTAATGTTAGTGTTGGTATTAATGTTGCCATGTTTTTTTATTTAGATCTTTTCTCTGCAAAGCCACCAAAAGACACATCTTTATCTATATCAACTGGTACTTTATTTTCTATTATGTTTTCTTCTTCTTCTATTTTTTTAAGTATTTCAAACGCATCAAAGATAGCTAATTTTTTAGTTGCTGCTGCATTCTTTAATCTATCCGCTGATATATCTTCACCTGAATCTACAATAGCTTCTTTAGCAACTTTAATTAATTCTTCAACTGCTATTTGCCCAGCTTGGATTATACTCCTTTTCGTTTCCTTGATATTCATATTTAATTGAAATGTGATTGCTTAAAACTCTGTATAACCTCTCTCCATCAATTACAAACTCATATTCACTGTTAGGTATAAATCCAACTAAATCGTTTTTCTTTATACCAGCTTCTTTCAATGTTGTGTCAACTTGCTTTATTACACCAATTAACTCTCTTTCATTTTCAACTGAATATTCATCTATTGATTTTATAGGTTTAACAAAGCAATAACCATCAACCGCAAACCAAGTATTGTTTCTTTTATAGGAGAAGATCTGATCTTGTTTCACACAATATGTGTTTTCATTAATGTAACTTCTACTATTCTTTTCCTCACCTTTTACGTTCAACCACCTTCTAAATATATTGTGATGAACTATTACTTCATCTCCAACTTGTATCTTAGTTTGAGTAGCTATGGGTGTTGATTTTACAATAGCGTTTCTGCTAACGAATTGATGGTTATATATCTCTGTATTAAGTATGAGATCCTTGTCCCCTACTTTTGTTGTATTGTTGTAACGAGATGACTTAGGTGAGATTATAAAGTCGTATATACTACGCATCAATATTCTAAATTATACTCAACTGAAATAGCCATGTTCTTATTGAAGTTCTTCCAAATGATAACATCGTTATTTTTTTTAATGAAAATGTCATACCCCTCGTTCTCTTCGATTATATCACAAATCCGATGCCCTCCGTAGACCTCTTGACCTACGGAGTAATGCATGGATTCGTTCTTATAATCTTTACCAATACTGATCTTACGAATCAGCTTTGACATTATCTTCTTCTTCTACTTCTGTAATAGTACCGTCTGTAATATTAACATTTACTTTACCGTACTCTTTTTCTAACTTATCTTGACACTCTTTTAGAGATCCTTGAACCTCTGCAATTTGATGAAGCAATGCATGCTTCTGTGTCTCTAATTGACCAATTGAAAG